TGTATGATCAATTGCTTGCCAATTACGAGGCAACTAATCGTATGAATATTGCAGCGCAACGATACGCTGATATTTTGATGGTTATTTCAGATAGTAAGATTTCTCAAGAGGAAGTTAGCCTACTTGCTAAAAAGTGGAATTTAACTAATTATGAGGTTGTAAAATATATTGCCTCTGTTACTGGCAATGTAAATCTCGGCTCAGGCTGGGATGCAGCAGGATTAGCCGCAGCCGATGGTTGGAAAAAAGCCTTAGAGGAATTAAATAAGTACCTTGAGGCGGTTGGTAAAGAAAACTTTATCGCTAAGCAGAATGTGCCTACAATGAAAAATTATGAGGCCATTTTTGCGCCTAATATACAACAATTGCAAGCAGCAACTAAAACCATTCTTACTTTGCAAGAAAAGGTTGCTAATACAAATAAAATTCCTGATACACCTACCGCAAATACATTTGGGCAATCAATGACCACATTACCTGATTATTTAGCCTATCGTGCTGGTGAGCGTGCCTCAGTAAATGTAACTGTTAATAATGCTGGTAGTGCTATTACCACTAATGATTTAACTGAAACAGTTAGAAATGGTATTTTAGCAGGTCAAACATCTGGTAGATCAATTAACGCTAGAGTTTTGGATTTGTAATGCCAGGCACTCCAGTTCTTGGCGTGAGCATTGACTTTGCGAACGGCCCTGCTTTTGGAAACCCACTTTTGCTCGATGATCCAACCACTCCACTTGGAACTGGTATTTTGGCAGATGCACCTGGCGATGTAGTTGATGTTTCAGATATTGCCTTGCAAGTAAATATTCGCCGAGGCAGAAATCGTATTCTAAATAAATTTGAGGCTGGAACTGCAATTGTAGTTTTGGCTGATGATAATGGTGATTGGTCGCCTCAAAATATTTCCTCTCCATATTATGGCAAGTTATTACCATTACGCAAAATTCGTATTTGGGCAGATTATAATGATGGTGGCGGAACTGATCGCTACTATCTTTACTCTGGTTATATTACAGCCTACAACAGTACCTATGGTTTAGGGGTAGATGAAACCTCTAAGATTACCTTGCAATGTGTTGATGGTTTTAGATTATTAAATGGTATTGGTATTAGCACTGTTGCTGGCGCTGGCTCACCTCAATTATCTGGCGCTAGGATTAATACATTGCTTAATGTTGTAGATTGGCCTACTTCTCAGCGCAGTATAGATGATGGAAATAGCACCCTTCAGGCTGATCCTGGCACCGATAATAGAGATTTGCTTACAGCGGTTCAACTGGTCGAAAGTTCAGAGTTCGGTGGATTTTTTATTGATGCTGAGGGAAACGCAACATTTTTATCTAGGGATACAATTAGTAAAAAGGCAGATGAAACTCCAACAATATTTACCGATGATGGTTCTGCTATTACCTATCAACAAATCGAGTTTGCTAACGATGATACTTTGCTAGTAAATGATGTAACAGTTACTCGCCTAAATGGAACTAGCCAAAATGTTTTTGATCAAACCTCGATAGATACCTACTTCCTCCACTCAGGAAAGCGGGATGGAATCCTAGTTCAAACCGATGCTGAGGCTTTAGATCAGGCTCAAACCCTGCTAGTAGCCCGAAAAGATACAACTGATCGTATAGATTCAATGACTATAAACCTCCTAGATTCCTCAGCACCCACCAAAATTGTGGCTGGATTAAGTCTTGAAATCTTTGATTTGGTAAATGTAACTAAAACTGTTCCAGGTGGTTCTACTATTACCAAAGAACTATTTGTTCAAGGCGTTCAGCACGATATAACTAACAGTATATTCAATACAAAAATCCTAACCGCAGAACCTCTAATCCAGGCGTTCATCCTTGATAGCACCACTTCGCAAGGTCGCTTGGATTCTGGTATTCTGAGTTATTAACTAAGGAGCAATAATGGCAGGAGCAGGGTATAAGTTATTTGCAACTGGTGATGTTCTCACCGCTTCGCAGGTAAATACTTATTTGATGCAACAAACCATAATGGTTTTTGCAAATTCAACAGCAAGAACTACCGCACTAAGCGGAGTTTTAGCCGAAGGTATGTTTTCCTATTTGCAGGATACAAACTCAACCGAATACTATGATGGCTCAGCCTGGCAAAGCATTTCCAATCCTGGCGATATAACTGCGGTTACCGCAGGCACAGGATTATCAGGTGGCGGTACTAGCGGAGCAGTTTCTTTAGCAATAGCCACATCACAATCTGATTTAATAATAAAAGGTTTCGAAGAAGATGTAAATGTAGTTGCCTCTGCCGCAACAGGTACTATTAACTTTGATGTATCTACCGCTTCAGTTTGGTATTACACCTCAAATGCTACCGCTAACCACACATTAAACTTCAGATATTCAAGTGGTACATCACTTAATACTGCTATGGCAACAGGGGACGCAATCACTTTGGTATGGTTAAATACTAATGGTTCAACAGCCTATTATCCAAATACTATACAGATTGATGGCACAACAGTAACACCTAAAGTTCCTGCTGCCATCTCTGCTGGTAATGCCTCGGCTATTGACGCTTATTCATTTACTATAATCAAGACAGCCTCAGCCACATTTACTGTATTAGAAACTCAAACTAAGTTCGCCTAAGGGGAAACAATGCCTTTAATTACAACGCTGGCTAATGCTTCCGCTAGAGGTTATGGTGGATTACGAACTTTTGGTGCGGCTAATAGTTATGAATCTATTGCAACAGTAACAGTAGGTTCAGGCGGTACAAGTCAAATTGATTTTACTTCCATTCCATCAACTTATACTCATTTACAAATTCGATATTTATGGCGTAGCGCAAACGCATCATCAATGTTTATGTCATTTAATGGAGATGGCACACAAACAAATTATTACAGCCACTTGATGTATGCCACAGGCGGTGGAATAGCGGTTACAGCACAAAATACAAATAGTTTTCCAGGATATTATGAACCTGTTGCAAATGTTTTTACTGGAACTGTTATAGATATTTTAGATTACAAAAATACAAATAAATATAAAACTGCTCGCAGTTTTTGGGGATATGATGGAAATGGAAGCGGTTATTTAGGTTTTTATTCTGGGCTTTGGAAAAACACAAACGCTATTACTAGTATAACTTTATACAATAGTGGTGGCGCAAATATAGGTCAATATTCACATTTTGCCCTATACGGAATTAAATAAATGCAGACTAAACAAAAACCTTGGAATTTTATGTTTGATTCTTGCCAAATAGAAGATTGCAATAAACCACATTGCTCAAAAGGTATGTGCCAAATGCACTACCGCAGAGTTAAATTATATAAAAATCCTGATGCAAATGAAAGAGGACATAAAGGCAAAAGGTCAAGTTATAAAATGGTAATGTTTAAAGGACATCCAAACGCTAATGTTAAAGGTATGATATCTGAGCATCGTTTAGTAATGTCTCTGCACTTAGGTAGACCGTTATTATCTAATGAGAATGTTCATCATATTAACGGTAATCGTAAAGATAATCGTTTAGAAAACTTAGAGTTATGGTCTGAAGTACAACCCTCAGGACAACGAGTAGAAGATAAGGTGGAATACGCATTGGAAATACTTAAACAATACGCACCCGAATATTTAAGAGAGGGAGCATAACAATGGCTGCTGGTTCAACATATACCCCCATAGCAACTCAGACACTAAGTAGCGCAGCAGCATCAGTTACCTTCTCTAGTATTCCACAAGGCTATACCGATTTAGTTGTTGTTGTTAACACAAAAGCAGGAGCAACAGATAACGCAATTTATATGCGATTTAACGAAGATAGCGCATCTAATTATTCTACAACTGAATTACGAGGTAATGGCTCTGCTGCTGGCTCTACTAGAGCATCTAGTCAAACCGCAATTTATCCTTCTTGGTATATTGCCCCAGGAACAAGTAATTTTTCACACAATATGATACTTCATTTAATGAATTATTCTAATGGAACAACTTACAAAACTACATTATCTAGAGCAAACAATACTGATGTGAATCAAGGAACAGAGGCGACAGTAGGATTATGGCGTTCTACATCAGCAATTACTTCTATTAAATTATATTTAGATGCAACAACTTTTAGTACAGGCTCAACCTTCTCAATCTACGGAATATTGGCGGCATAATGGCAAATACATATACTTTAATTGCAAGTTCAACTGTTGGTAGTGGTGGTGCAAGCACTATTGATTTTACTTCAATACCTGCAACTTATACTGACCTTGTCGTAAAAATTAGTCCTAGAAATACGGCTTCAGGAAGTAATTGGTATTTATTAAAAATACAATTCAATAGTGATACGACTTCCGCTAATTATTCTTACAAACTTGTGGGTGGATTCGGCTCAACTGCATATTCTACTGGCGCAACTGATCGTTATGGTGGATATGTGACTAGTGGTGCTAGAACAGCAAGTACTTTTGGTAATACAGAAATTTACATTCCTAATTATGCTGGGAGCAATAATAAATCTTTTTCCTCAGATTCGGTAACCGAAGGCAATGGTTCATCTTATGAAATCCTTGGTCTTTGGGCTGGATTGTGGTCATCTAGCGCAGCAATATCTGGAATTACATTAAGTAATGATTCAGATAATTTTGCCCAATACTCAACCGCTTACCTATACGGAATATCAAACTCATAAGGAGAAACAATGCCAACTAAACTAATAATCAATTGCGAAACTGGAGAGCAAACAGAGGTGGAATTAACTGCCGAAGAGATCGCTCAAAGGGAAGCAGACGCTAAGGCGTATGAGGCTGACAAAAAAGCCAAAGATGCTGAGTTAGCCGCGCAAGCCAAAGTTAAGGCTGATGTGTTAAAAAGGTTAGGGCTTACAGAAGATGAAGCCAAAGCCTTACTATCTTAATGATAGGTGATGGCAATTATTAGAGAACTCACTAGCCCAAATGGTTGGCCGGCTAGTGAGGATCGGCAAGCCATAAATATTCAATCTTTTATTATTCCTGGCACTAAAACTAAAATTGCCTGTGCAAAAGCGGTTGCACCTTTGTTAATAAATTTTTGTAAAGAATTTCATGAATTAGTTGAGTTAATAGATGAAGGCCAACTAGATGATTGGGGATACGCGTTTAGGATGACTAGATCATCTGATCGGGTACTCAGCAATCACGCATCCGGTACTGCCATAGACTTAAATGCAATTAAGCATCCTTTGGGCAAGTCAAATACATTTAATAAGGATCAGCGTAATACAATTAACCTACTGATAACTAAATATGGGTTGAACTGGGGTGGTAATTACAAAAAGCGTAAAGACGATATGCATTTTGAAATAGCATTAAGCCAATATGAAGTTGAACAAAAAATCAAAGAGTTAGGGTTAAAATGAAAATTACAACAAAACAAAAAGAAGTTATTAAGTCATATCTAAGAAGCATTGCCGCGGCAACAGTTACAACATTATTGGCTTTGGTTGCAGATGTTAAACCTGAATATGCAATTTTGGCCGGTGCTTTAGTTGCACCTTTGATTAGATATTTAGACCCCAAAGACGATAAATTCGGAATTAACAGTTAATGAGCGCAAATGATCAGATGGCATTAGTTGTATCTCTTGTTACAATAATTGGATCATTTATTGCTTCTGTGCGTTGGTTAGTTAAGCATTATCTAAGTGAGTTAAAACCTGATGGCAACGGTGGCCATAACCTAGAAGGCCGTGTTGCACGCATAGAAGAAAAGTTAGACACGCTGTACCAAATTCTCATATCTAAGAAGTAAGTCAGCCCTATCCCTTACCCTATGGCCATGAAGATGTGCGTGGTTGTACCTAGTAGGGGTAGGCCTGAAAATGCCGAAAGATTAGCCCAGGCGTTTAAGGATACCGGTGCAGAAGCCGACCTATACATTGTTATAGATAATGATGATCCTAAATGGAATGAGTACGCCAAAAGTGAAAACTATAAAAAATTACCTGCGGATAATAAAACAGGTGGTTGTGCTAAATCTCTTAATACCGGTGCGGTTATGCTTTTGGATATTACTAAGTATCCTTTATATGATTATTTTGTTTTCATGGGTGATGATCACCTTCCTAGAACCCAGGGCTGGGATAAAGCCTTTATTCAAGCGTTAAATTTAGATCAAGGCATTGCCTATGGTGATGACTTATTACAGGGTGAGAATTTACCAACCGCCTATGCAATGACCCGAAGTATTGTAAATGAACTTAGAGGTATGACATTTCCTGGATGCATACATTTATTTTTTGATAATTTTGTTAAAGAATTAGGCATTGATTTAAAGTGTTTAAAATATTTACCTGATGTAATTATTGAGCATCTACACCCAGTTGCAGGTAAGGCTGAAATGGATGAAGGATATGAAAGAGTTAATCAACCCCTATGGTATGAACAAGATTTATTGACATTGCAAAAGTATGTTAGATCGGCAGAGTATGCAAATTTGGTTAATAAACTTAAATGAACATATTGATCACAGGATCACATGGCTTTGTAGGTAGAGCCTTTAGGCGTGCTCTACCTAATGTTAATTTAACTTTGGTAGATTTAAAACAAGGTGTTGATTGCCGTAAATTTTTTGCATTAGAGAAGAAGCAATATGATCTTGTAATTCATTTGGCCGCAGTGGTAGGTGGCCGGATGCTTATAGAAAATGAACCGTTAGCCTTAGCGGTTGATTTAGCCATTGATGCAGAGTTTGCATCCTGGGCAATGAGAACTAAGCAACCGTATCTTGTTTATTTTTCATCATCAGCCGCTTATCCAATTGAACTACAAACACTAATTAAAAAGAAGAAGTTAAAAGAGAAAGATATTAACTTCAATAAAATAGGCAAGCCTGATATGTCTTATGGCTGGTCAAAACTTACCGGTGAAATGTTAATGAATTACTTGCGTGAAGAAGGCGCACAGGTATTAACTCTTAGACCATTTAGCGGATACGGTACAGATCAAGATTTAGATTATCCATTTCCATCAATTATTGAACGCGCCATTATGAACGCTAACCCTTTTAACATTTGGGGTAAATCAACTACTACCAGGGATTTCATACACATTGATGACATAGTTGAAGCGGTATTAACTATGGTTCAAAACAATTGCAATCAAACAATAAATCTTTGTACAGGCCGGGCAACCACATTTATGGAATTGGCACAGATGGCTTTAAAAATCCTGGGACATGAGCGCACACCTGCCAAAAGGTTTAAGGTATTGACCGATAAACCGGCAGGCGTGGCCTATCGGGTGGGTGATCCCACCATGCTTAGCGATTACTACACCCCAAAAATTAGTCTTGAAGAAGGCGTTGAACGCGCTATTCGCGGAATAGTATGATCTAAAATTGGTGACTATGGCTACTAAAAAACCTAGAAAAGCACCACAGCGCAGGCGGCGTGCGCCACGCAAGGCTGAAGCATTAAATAAATTAGAAAATCATTACATAACATTGAACGAAATTTTTAAGGCGGCCAAAGCGGCAGGCTTCAGCCATGATGTTGCATTTTGGTTAATTACCGAACCAGGCGCATCAATGCCTGATTGGATAAATCCAGGAAACCAACCCACCGAGATCATTCCCCGAATTGATCCAACAGAGGATGAGGATGAAGATTAAGCGCGATAAATCATTTAACGCAAAATATCTTGTAATCAGTGACCTGCAAGTACCGTTTCAGTTTTCAGAAGCGGTGATCAACCTAAAGAAACTGGTGAAGGCTTTTAAATTTGATTTAGTTTTAAATGTTGGTGATGAAATGGATTTCAATACCATTTCAAGATTTGCAGATGGTAAGGCCGAATCATTTATGCAAACCCTAGATGAAGATAGGGCTATTTGCCAGGATATTTTATTTGATTTAAAAACAGATGTGGTTAGCAGATCAAATCATTCAGATAGATTGTACAAAGCAATACAGCGCATACCCGGCTTGATGGGATTACCTGAATTACAATATGCAAACTTTATGGGCTTTAATGATTTAGGCATCCACTACGCATTTAAGCCTTATCCAATCCCAGGTACTAACTTTGTTTTATGTCATGGAGATGAAGGGGTCATATCTAATATTGCCGGTCAAACCGCGTTAAACCTTAGTAAACGCTGGGGGCGTTCAGTAGTGTCGGGACACACGCACAGATTGGGCTACACATGCCACTCAGAAGCCTTTAATGGCCGATTAGAGAGGGTTTTAGTAGGAGTTGAGTGTGGTCACACCTGTGACTTAAAAAAGATGTCTTATACCAAAGGCTACGCCAATTGGCAGGCCGGTGCGGTCATCATCCATATTAAGCGTGGCAATGTAAGCGTAGAGATGATCCCATTTAATGCTGATGGCTCATTTACTGCTATGGGTAAGGCCTTTGGGTGAGGTAGATCACATAACACGCCGTGCTGGGTAATTGCATTTGTCAGCCCCTTAGTGTTTAATTGCATTTGTAAACGCAATTGACCAGGAAGGGTTAATTATGAAAACAGTAGAAGTAAGAAAAATTGTTAAAGATAACAATTTAGGTGTAACTGTTAAGGGTCGCACCAATGGAATGGTTACAGTATCTTATACAGGTAGCGTAAATGACATCAACACTTTAAACCAATTGTTAAATGGTTTTGGTTATGAACTAAAAAAATACGCCACTACCTTTTATGTACAGGCCAAATAATGAAAGTACTAACTGCAACTGATATGCGTTGGTGCGATAAATGCAATATGGAAACATGTTGGTTAAATTGTGCAATATCAATTAGGCCATTAGTTAGTGAATGGCGTTGCGATAGATGTTCACGCATTGGTGCAAAATAATGAACGCCGTAGCCTATGCAGAAAAAGGTTGGTGGGTTCTACCTTTAAAGCCACAATCTAAAGAGCCATGCAAGTTTTTACGCCACGGTTATCTTGATGCCAGTAGCGATAAATTAACTGTTAAAAAATGGTTTAAAGATGATTCTGAATTAAATATTGGCCTGGCCATTGTGCAATCAAATCTTGTAGTTTTAGATTTTGATATACGCAATATTGCATCCAGGGTTCTATGGGAATCTTATCGCCGGATATGTGTAGCATCTAATACGCATACAGTTAAAACAGATAACGGCTATCACTTCTATTATCTTGCTGATAAAACAAAGCAATTCAAAGGCAAGGTAATACCAGGTATAGATATTAAACACAAAGGTTATGTTGTGTTACCACCATCTATACATCCAAACGGCACTGTTTATCAGGTGATAAATGATGTTGATCCGGTTGAGTTACCGGCTGAATTAGAAAAGGTAATGAGTTGGAATTAGTCAAATATGACAAAGAATCAGGTGCTTATGTTGATGAAAAGCGTAAGCATTTTGTAAAGGCTTCTTTAATCCGCAAACACGCTAAAAAAGCAATAGGCGCAAGGCAGGTTAGAGGAAGGTTATCAGCCAAAATGGTTGAAGCCTATTGGTTAGACAAGTTCAAGGAAGCGGTGAAATATGAACTATGAGATATACGGTTGGTTGGTAACAATCACCTTGTTTACGCTGGTAGCACTATTGATTGGTGTTACATGGATTGTGGCCGTTGAAAATGGCTATGACAAAGGGTTTAAAAGTGGCTACAAACGCGGTACTGCCGATACAAAACAAACAAATGTAAAGGTGGATAAGTTCACAGTTAGAACACATCCATCAATGCGGCAGAAAATGCTTGAAGCCGACAATGAATACTTAATGGAAAAGGTTGTAAGTCTTTGGGATAGGGAAAACAAATAATGAACATGAATGATTATGTTGATGTGGCTGAGCGCATTGCGCAACTAAAAGAAGCCTATCCCGAAGCATCATTGCAACCATATAACCCTAATAAGCCTTATGACATTGTGCAGGTTGAAGGTAAAACCTATGTGGTTTATACCGCCGCTTGTTACCGTGATCCCCATGATGTTAGGCCAGGTGTTGCAGTTGCCTGGGAACAAATACCAGGTAAAGGCATGACCGCCGGTAGTGAACTTATGATCTGTGAAACAAGCGCCTGGGGGCGAGCGATAGTTGCGGCTATGAAATCTGCTACAAAGCGCGTTGCATCTAAACAAGAAGTGATGGCGGCTAAAGCCCGGCAATCCTGGGCTATAACACCAACACAATCTTTAGATGCAGAGTTATTGTCTAGGCCAGTTGAACCTGAGCCACAGGCCATGTATGGCAGACCTGGATCAAAGTCAGCGTTAATGGAAAGGGTTTTGCGCGAATCTTTTATTGAAGATAAAACGCAACAAGCCGAACCAGTACCAATGAGTTTGGATCAGGTAGTTGATGCAGTTGCAACCAGTACACCGGCTGTTCAATATTGCGAACATGGCGAAATGGTTTTAAAAACCGGGATAGCCAAAGGTCGCGGTACGCCTTACTACGGATACACCTGCCCGAAAGGTTGCGCCGCTAGATGGGCAATTATGTCAAAAGATGGCAAGTGGTATTACCCGGATTCCAACAATGGGTGATATGGAAATGATTGATGCTCACGGGGTCAAGGCTACTTTTACAGATAATGGCGTTGAATTAGACATTGTGCCATTAAGTGAATGTTGTGAAGTTTGCAATGATCCCAGGATGCTTAATATCAATGGTGTACGCAAATGCGCAGGTTGTGGATGTATCAATCACATAGATTACAAAAATGACCAAATTTGATTATCACAAAGCCATGCGTGAAGGTCATGGCTACAACCTTTATGTTGCCGATCTATTGCAACACTTTGGTGTGCCACAGGTAGATGTGCCTGATTTTACCATTGCTACCACCCATGATGAAATTAGAGATAAAACTCTAAATGAAAAAGATGTAATAGTTGGTGATCTAGTTTTAGAGGTTAAAAGTAGTAGCCGATCATTTACCAATGCTGATGATTTCCCATTTAACCCGGTGATTATTGATACGGTAAGTGGCTTTGATAGCAAAATAATCAAGCCATTTGCCTATGTAATGATTAGCCAAATTACACAGGGAATCTTTGTTATACCTACATCTACAAAGTATGATTGGACTATTGAAAAATATTATGATGGATATAGGAAAATTGAAGAACGCTTTTATTTAGTTAAGAAGCGCCACTGCCGACCATTTATAGAAATGGTTGATGTACTGTTAGAGAGAGCCAATGAGCGAACCAATCAGATGTAAATGCGGTAACTGGGTCATGCCTGGTCAATCTTGTTATGTGTGTTATTTAATTACAAGAACTCAAAAGAAACTTAATTAGTGTGGTGTAGATCACATCTCATATAGTGAGATTATGTTAGGAGTTACGCTAATATGATTTTTAACCGTGTGCTAGGCTCTAGCAAGTATTTGCCCCAAAGGCAAAAACGCGAACCCTGCAAGGGTGAGTTCGCGTGGTGCTGGCTTTTTGGGATCGCTCTATGTGTTCTTAACCCATTAGCCTTTGATAAAGCACTATCTGATTCAAATTACAAACCTACACACTATAAGCAATATATTTTAATGACATTAAATGATATTGATCAGACTTATTGTCTTATAGACCTATACTCAAAAGAAAATAGTACATGGAATCCAAAAGCGGTTAATGGTTCACATGTAGGTATTCCACAGGGTAGATCAACATACCTAAAGAAAGCATCCGGAATACAACAAATAAATTGGGGGGTGCGTTATATTGGCAACCGCTATGGATGGGTTGATGAAGTCAATAAAGTACCTAATGCATGTGCGGCTTGGGATCATTTTCTAAAGAAGGGTTGGCATTGAAGGATACAGAAAAAATTACAATAGGTGTTACATCACCTGGTTATGTAGTTACAGATTTTATGACAAGTATTTTAGATGTGGCAAGATCACAAAAACAATTGGGTCAGTTCATATCATTGCAAGGATCAGGTGTTATTAGTAGGTTGCGTAATCAAATAGTTGCAACCTTCTTAGAGAAAACCACAGATGATTGGCTATTGCAGATAGATACAGATCAAAGGTTTACAGTAGATCATTTTAAGAAGTTAGTTAGTGCCGCAGACAAAGATGAACGCCCTATTGTTTCCGGTGTTGTGCATGGTGGTTGGGAAGTCGGTGAGTTATACCTTGAACCAGTACCTTGCATCTTTAAGATGGGTAAAGATAATGGCTTATACGCGATCCATGACTATGAAGAAGATTCAATCATTGAGATAGATGCATGTGGTACAGGTGCTATCTTGATTCATAGGTCAGTGTTTGAAAGATTTGTTAAAGAAGCAGACCAAGTACATCAAGGTGATAAGTGGGGCTTCTATCAGGATATGCCATTGCATAAAGAATGGGTTGGTGAGGACTTACTGTTTTGCATTAGGGCTAAGAGTTTTGGGTATAAACTATATGCTCATACAGGTGTACAGATGGAACACCAACGCAAGATGTGGATAGGTGCTAAACAGCACAAAGACTTTGACCGCTTCAGGCGCAAGAGATTACAGAGTGAGGAACAGATCAATGGCGATAGTGACATCACAAGTAGCAGTAACAACAACTAGAGTAAAAGTAATTGATGTAGATAATGTATCAAGACATGTAAGGTTGCATTGTGAATCCGGCACGGTATATGTGGGCAACGCCGGGGTTACTAGTAGCAATGGTTTGAAGTTGGATAACAATGACAAACTTACTTTGGATTTGCAAGATGGCGAAGAACTTTGGGCAATTACTGGTACTGGTAGCACCAATGTGTCTATCTTAGTTAGCAAGGTAGATTAAATAATGAGCGTGTTTTTTCCTATTTTGAGCGTGGTTATAATACGCCGCCGTTCGGCTTTTCTCTCTCCCCGGCGAGTACAAAAAAGTTTGGAAAAAAACTAAATTTTTTATGAAAACTATAAATAGTAGAAAATACAATGCGAATTACAAAAAAATTAGAGAAATTGTTTTGGCTCAAAAACCGCTTTGTTTTTATTGTAAAAAGACTATTGCTACTACGCTTGACCATGAGCCACCTATTGATTCCTTCCCATCACCTGAACTGTGGGTTGGTAGTCTAAGGCCGGCATGTGCTAGTTGCAACTATTCAAGGGGTGCAAAATATGGAAACGCAAAACGCAAGGCAATTAAAAATAGTCGCAAGTGGTAAGCCTAAAAAGAAGTTAGGCAGACACACAACCGCAATGGTTAAAGCGATTACTGGCCGTACAGATATTGATACGGTTAAGCGTGAGATGTTATTAGGCCTTGCACGCGCCTGGGATCGTATTGAAGAATCCGGTAAAGGTGGTCACACAATCCCATCAATATCTAAAGAGTTGCGCGAAATATGGGATTCATGTGCATTACCTGATGAGGATGATTTGTTTGAATAAAATCTTATGTACGCCTAGATGGGCATCACTAAGAGATGAAACGCATAAAACAGAAGGCGACAAATTAGCCCAGGTAGCACGCTTGTTAGGCTTTGAACTTTTTGATTGGCAACGCAAGGTTGCAGATGTAGGTTTAGAAATAGACAAAGCCGGGTTATATAAGTACCGTACTGTGTGCGCCCAGGTAGGCAGGCAAAATGGAAAGTCAAAATTAATTGAAACGCGTATTGCTTATGAATTGTTACAACCCAAAAGACATGTTGCCTATACTGCCCAGGATCGCAATATGGCTAAAAGTAAATGGGAAGAACATTTATTAAGTTTTCAGTTATCGCCTAAATTTTCAAAGCGCATTGCTAGGGTGTCTAGGGTTAATGGTAGTGAGAAGATATACATGCGAAATGGCTCAACTTATGGAATTGTTACACCTAATGACAAAGGCGCACGCGGTTTAAGTTTAAACCTAATGGTTATTGATGAAGCATTAACCCATCCGCTATCACTTATTGCAAACTTACAACCAACACTGGCAACTAAACGCAATGGCCAACTATGGATTCTTTCTAATGCTGGTCGCCCTGGACAATCTGAGTTATTAGAGCATTACCGGGAGATTGGTCATAGAGAAATTGCCGAACCACAAAACAGGCTTGCATGGTTTGAATGGTGTCCATCTTTAGATGACTTTGATTATTTAGATCAAGATGTGTGGTATCAGGCAATACCTTCATTGCATGAGGAAAAAGGTGTTTTGCTAGATGCAGTTAAAGAAGCGGCGGCAACTAATAGCCCTGAGATATTTACAAAGGAATGGTTGAATGTATGGCCGTCTAGGGATGCCGTACAAGTCATCAATACTGAATTATGGGATTCATTGGCTAGAACAGATATAACAGTTGGCAATCAAGTTGTATTTGGAGTTGATATATCGCGTGAGCGTGATCGCGCTTCAATAGCAGTGTCCGGGTTAGTGAGAGATTTTACACCCATTGAACTTATTGAGTGTAAAGAAGGGACATCATGGGTTTTGCCGCGATTAGTTGAATTGTGTAAAAAGCACAACACAATGGTAGTTATAGATACTGGATCACCTGCGGCATCACTTATAGTAGAATTGGAAAAACAAAACATTGGCGTAATGTCTATTCATTTGCGTGATTACGCTAGGGCATGTGGTTCTTTCTATGATGCCGTACAAGCAAAAACTATCAGCCATTTAGATGACCCAAATTTAAAAACTGCAATCCTGGGTTCAACTAAAAGGCCATTGGGTGATTCATGGGCATGGAATCGCCAAAGCACAACAAACATAACACCACTTGTTGCCGCTACACTGGCACGGTATGGAGTGGTAACCAAAATTGAAGATTTACCAGTGGCAAGGAGTAAAATATACTAATGAAATACATACCATCAGTTTTACAAGTTATAGGTTCTTTAGTAATAGTTGCAGGTGTCGCAACATTTAACCCAGTTGTGGCTGTAATATTATCAGGTGTGTTTTTAGTTTTATTTGGTATTGCTTTGGAAAACAGAGGTAAATAATGCTAGGCCGATTACTTAAAAGACAAATCCAACCATCAATGGTTTATACATCATCAGGTTACATTGATTCTTTGGGTCGCGTTGGTAGATTCTTTGAAGGTAATTGGGCTGGTACTTATGTAGATCAAAACACTGCATTAGGCATACCGGCGATTTATCGCGGCATAACTTTAATTAGTGATGCAATTGGTGCGCTACCGCTTTGTGCTTATCGCAACAAACGCAAGGTAGTACCAACCCCACAAATACTGATGCGGCCAGTACCTAACGAAACTAGAATGGAAACAATTAGCGCAATGGCCGCCGCTTTAATTGTTCACGGTAATTACATTGCGGTATTAGGCGAACCAGGTGTTAATGGATTACCTGATTCAATTTACCCGGTGTCACCTGACCGCGTGCAAGTAGCAAAAGAGAATGGCCGAATCATTTACAAGATTGATGATAAATCATACGATCAATCAGAAATTATGCACATCAAGAATTTTACTATGCCAGGTGATTTAGTTGGTAAAGGTATTCTTGCCGTTGCAAAACAAGCATTAGGTAAAGAGATTGCAATTAATGAATATGCGGCAAGATACTTTGATGGTGGCGTAAATCCTACCGCCGTTATTAAATCTGCTAATCCTGATTTAACGCAAGAAGAAGCGGATGCATTAAAGAACGCATGGATGGCAATGTATTCATCACGCAACAGATCACCAGTAGTTATGAACTCATCAACTGACTTTGAAGTGTTAAGTAGCAATGCGGCTGAATCTCAATTAGTTGAGGCACAAACAGCCGGATTAACAGAGGCGGCCAACATCTTAGGGTTGCCGCCCTACTTTTTAGGTTCACCTAATTCAAGCCGTACTTACTCAAATGTTGAACAAGAAAACTTACAATTGGTTAAGTGGTCAATACAACCAATAGCCGAAAGAATAGAAGCGGCATTTTCTGATTTACTTGTTCGCGGTCAGGTAGCCGCATTTGAGTATGAATCATTATTAAAAACTGACACTGCAAGTAGATATGATGCTTATGCGGTTGCATTATCTAATGGATTCTTAACTGTTGATGAAGTAAGAAATTATGAAAACCTTGATCCTATGGATTATGAAGAAGATATGAGCCCTGGAGTTGATACTTCATTACAAGATAATGTTCAAGATACAGTAGAGGATAATAACTATGTCTGAAGAAAAAATGGAAAACAGAAATTATTCTGTAAATTTAGAGTTGCGTGCTAACAGTGATGGCCGCACCATTTTTGGCATTGCCGTGCCGTATAACATAGAACAACGCATAACTAGCACTATGGTTGAAGTTTTTAGAAAAGGTGTTTTTTCAGAAGTTATTAAAGCACCACACCGCGTTAAACTTCTTAGAGGTCATGGCGAAAATAATGTATTAGGCCGTGCCACATTATTAAAGGAAACAGATAATGGCCTTTATGCTGAATTTAAAATATCAAAAACACGCGCCGGTGATGAAGCATTAGCATTAGTGCAAGATGGTGCATTGGATCAATTGAGTGTTGGATTTATGCCAATCAAGAACAAGAAAAGACCTGATGGTGTAATGGAAAGGTTAAAGGCACATTTAGCAGAAGTATCACTTGTTACTTTTGGTGCTTATGGCGAAATGGCAAGCATTACTGGTATGCGTGAAGGCCAACCACAATTAACCCCTAGACTAGATGAGGCAAGGAAAATATTAGATGCCATACAGCGTAGTAAGTAATCATCCCGATTGTGAAGGCTATGCAGTTGTAAAAACTGCTACTAATGAGGTAATGGGTTGCCATAAAACTCAGGCTCAGGCTGATGATCAATTAACCGCAATCAACATTTCAGAATATGGTCAAAACCGAAATGAAGTCAATGATGTGGTTGAAGAAAAAACAAGATTTAACACGGCCTTGGAAATACTAAAAGAATTAAAAAAAGAGATATAATTATTTCAAGTCGTAGAACACCTGACCCCGATTATTGGCGCGTCACACCTTCTCACTACAAAAACTACTAATAGGAGAACTATGTCAAATACATTTCTTACTTCTCTAAGAGAGAAGCGCGAAACAAAGACATCTCTAATTCAATCAACTTTAGATCGTGCCGCAGAAGAAGCACGCGATCTATCAGAAGTTGAGTTGGCTAATGTTGAAGCCCTTAACTTGGAAATCAAAAAGTTAGATGAAAGAATTGAGCAGATGTCAGATATTGAAATTCGCAATCAAAAGGCCGCAGATTTGGCCGCTAAGGTTGATGCGAATGTTGAGCCAAAAAAGGAAGTACGCGCAGGTGGCTTTACAGTTACACGCGAAGAACTAACTTACTCAGAGCGCACCGCAGATAAATTCTTAGGTGATGCATTAAAAGCACAGTTTGCAAATGATTATGAAGCATCAGAGCGTATTCAACGCCACCAAAAAGAAATGGCCGTTGAAAAGCGTGCATCTGATTCAGGTAATTTTGCAGGCCTTGTAGTACCACAATATCTAGTTGATCTATATGCACCATTGGCACGCGCCGGTAGGCCGTTTGCTGATGCCGCACGCAAGCATCCACTACCTACACAGGGCATGTCAGTAGTCATTAGTCGTATTACAACCGGTACAGGTGTTGCATATCAAACATCAGAAAATACTGCCGCAGTAAGCACTGATCCTGATGACACAACACTCACAGTAAATGTGAACACAATTGCTGGACAAAACAGCATCTCAAAGCAAGCATTACTACGCGGATACAACATTGAAAACATTGTATTGGCAGACTTGTTACGCGCTTATCACACAAAACTTGATGATGCGCTTCTAAATGGATCAGGATCAAATGGACAACCATTAGGTCTAAAGGGCATGACAACAGGAATCTTGGTTACTTACACAGCGACCACAGGTACAGTTGCAGGCCTTTATCCAAAAATTGCAGATTCAATCCAACAGATTCAATCTACAATTTATGCTAACCCAAATGCAATCATCATGCACCCACGCCGCTTAGGTTTCCTATTGGCCGGAGTAGATGGTTCAAATCGCCCACTTGTAGTACCAAACGCTTACAATCCAATGAACGCAATTGGAACAGGCAATGGAACACCACAGTACGGCAATAGCGGTTATTCAATCCTTGGATTGCCAATTATTACTGATGCAAATGTTGCAACAAATATTGGCGCAGGCACAAATCAAGATACAATCTTTGTGGTTGATCTTAATGAGTGTCATCTTTGGGAAGAAGCCGGTTCACCTACTTATGTTAAGTTTGAAGAGCCAAACGGCAAGGTTGCAATCAACATTGTTATGTTTGGTATGTCAGCCTTTACATCACTTCGTTACCCAGGCGCAATTGCTCAGATCAACGGTACAGGCTTAGCCGCACCAACCTTCTAAGCAAATAAGTTTCCAGGCCGCTACCCTTCCAGTGGCCTGGATTCTAACTATGATTGGTATTTAAAGAATGGAGTTTGTCTAATGTCCCAGGGCGATACAGGATTTGGATACCAATCATGGCTATAACAAATGGATATGCAACATTGGCTGAAATCAAGGCTTACATGTCTATTTCAGACACTACTGATGATTCTTTATTAGAAAATTTAGTTGAATCAGCATCTAGGTCAATTGATCGGATCGCTAACCGCAGATTTTATTTAGATGCCACCGCATCTGCACGGCTTTACCGTGCTTACTCTAATATTTTTGTTTTTGTAGATGATATTGGCAGTACAACAAGTTTAGTTGTAAAAACAGATGAAGATGGTAACGGCACATATTCTAAAACATTAACATTAAACACAGATTTTATTTTAGACCCACTAACTTCACAATCTTTAAACAGGCCTTTCACACAATTAACAATGGTGTCTAATACTGAATCATGGCCAATATTTCCAGGCATTACATCAAATGGATTACGCCCAGGCGTACAAGTAACTGCAAAATGGGGCTGGCCGGCAGTACCGGATGATCTAAATATGGCTTGTTTAATATTAACTGCCGACCTATACAAGCGTAAAGATGCCCCAGGTGGCATATTAGGATTAGGCGATTTAGGCGTTGTAAGAATGTCGCCAATTGGTAGAGATGTAACCGCAATGGTTAGAGCGTATAAAAAAGAAGTTATTGCATGACCCCCAGTACGGTTAGAACTAATTTAAAAACGGCATTAAGCACAATTACAGGTATGCGCGTATTTGATTATGTCCCTGATTCTACAAACATCCCAACCAACAATGCTTTTGCAATAGTTGGCCAATTAAGCATGAATTATGATTTTACATTAAACAGAGGATTTGATTCTGCAACATGTCAGGTAATTGTTGTAGTTGGTAGAATGAGTGAAAAAGATGGACAATCAAGATTGGATGGGCTACTTGCATCATCCGGTTCAACTTCAATTAAAACCGCAATTGAGGCTGATAAAACATTAAGCGGTGCTGTACAAACACTCAGGGTTGTGTCTGCAAGCCCTGGAACAATTACATCCGCTAATATTGACTACCTAAGTTATCAATATTCGGTTGAATTGATAGGTTAGTAAGAGAGGAATAATATGGCCATATTTATGGGTAATAAAGTTGCCGTGATTGTTGGTACAACTACTATCACTAGTTTTGTCAGCACCGTCAGCCTTGCAAGAGAAATTGATCAGGTAGAAATTACCGCAATGAATGACACGCTACAAAATATGATTGGTGGGATTGAACGCCCAACACTCAATCTAGAACTGTACAATGATTTTGCGTCTGCATCTGTAAACTCATTATTTGAAGATGCGCTAGGTACAAAACTCAACATTAAGTTGATTCCAGTATCAGGCACAGTATCATCTACAAATCCTAGTTATACAATGTCATGCTTAATTTCATCCTGGATGCCGATTAACGGTGCTGTGGATGCAGTAAGTTCGGTTTCTGTATCGCTTCCTGTAACTGCATTAACAAAATCAACAAGCGCGTAATAAAGAAAAGGTGGGACAATGCACAAAATTGAGATTGTTAAAAAAGACGGTAAGAAAATTACCTATGATCTTACGCCATCTGTAAAGGTGGCTTTTGAAGCCGAATTTAAAACAGGTTGGCGTAAGAGATTAGGTGAACTACAAATGGAATCGGATTTGTGGTGGTTTGCTTGGCGACTAGAAAAAGATGCCGGGAAAACAGATTTAGCCTTTGGTGATGACTATATCAATCAATATTTAGATATTGATTTATTATATGATTCAAAAAATGGATAGACCGCCACGGCCAAATCTACGAAATCGCATCTGTGGCGGTTGCAACCGGTATCAGCCCTAAAGATTTATTAGAGGTTGATCCAGCGATTTACTCAGCCATTAAAGCCATCTTGCAAGAACGGCATTTTAATAATAAAAAGGCAACAGTTAGGCGGAAGTAATGATTAAACCAAGATATTCAGAACTTCCTGGCCGTACTAGATCGTTGGCGGCAGTGCCATCAATCTATGTTGAAAATTTAACTGAACTTCTTGAAAAAATGAAAAAGGTTGATCCTGATTTACAAAAAGAATTTAGAAAGGAATTAAGCAAGGCAGTAAAGCCTGTTGCTAAATTAGCACAGAGTTTTGTACCACACTCACCGTTTCCAGGTTGGCGTGATGTTGAACCTAACTATCCACCACAGTGGGGTTGGGCTAATGACAATGTTCACCGTGGTAGAACAATTGGCGATAATAAAAAAAGCCGTTGGAAATGGTCGCAAACAGAAGTTATACGCGGCATAAGAGTAAGCACGGCTAAAAGTAAAGTACAAAGAGTTAAAGGCACAACATTTTCAGTAACCGCTTTAGCGATAGTAAATAAATCTGTACCAGGTATAATATATGAGTTGGCAGGTTTTGGATCATCACGATCACGCGGAAGAACTAGGCGCGTAAGTCGTAACTCAAATGCTAGTGAATCATTTATTGGTAAATTACAAGGTACTGCTAATAGTGGTGCTTACAAAGAAAAAAGATTGATTTACAGAGCATCACAACAATTAGGTGGGCAAGTAAATGATAATCTATACGGTGTACTTAAAAAATATCTAGGTAAAGAATTTAGGGGTTAATCATGGCATTAAGTCAATATGTTGCAATTAACTTCCTAACAAAATTTGATAAAAAAGGCTTAGAGCGTGCCACAAAAGAATTAAAAGGTTTTGACAAAGTAGTTGCAACAGGTTCATTTAGGTTGAAGGCTTTTGCTAAAGCCGGTGGACTAGCGGCGGCGGCAGGCCTGGCCATATTTGCTAAAAGATCAATTGATGCCGCTTTAGCGCAAGAAAAATTAGATAAACAATTACAACTAACTTTAGCAAGCATAGGGCAACAATTTCAATTGCCTGAAATTAAAGGATTTATAGCAGATTTACAACGCGCTACAAATGTTACTGAAGAACAATTAGTTCCAGCCTTTAGGCAACTTGTAGCACAAACCGGTGATGTTGAATCTTCACAATATTTATTAACCAAAGCCTTAGATACATCAGCCGGCACAGGTTTTGATCTAAGTACGGTTTTAGATGCCATAACTAAAGCGGCTATTGGCAATTACAAATCTATTGGCGCATTAGGTATTGGTTATACCGCCGCAGAAGCAAAAGCGGCTGGTTTTACAGAAGTTATTAAAAGTTTAGATAAATATTCAGGATCGGCAGAAGCACAAACAAAAACATTTGAAGGCCAATTAAAATCATTTTCAATTAGTGCCGGAGAAGCCACAGAAACTTTAGGGCAAGGATTCATAACAGCCGCATCAATTATTGCTACTGGATCAGATAGTTTAGACATTTTTGGATATAAGTTAGAAAAAGTTGCCACACAATTTTCGGATATATTTGTTGGTAGTGCGGCAACATTTGAAAACAAAGGATTAGGTGCTTATTTTGATTTTCTAAAAGTAGCAGTTCAAGGTTTGACAGGTGATTTAACTTATAGTGGTAATGCGTTGCAAAAAATTGAAGAAGAAGGTATCAAATTAAGAGAAAAGCGTACTATGCAAGAACGCGGATACATAGGCTTATCTCAAATTACAATTGATGCTTTAGAACAACAAAGAATGTATGGTAAAAAACAATTAACCACAGATCAATTGTTAGCAAAAATACAAAAAGATATTTTGGCTAGAGAAAAACAATTGACAAAAGAGAAATCTGCACAGGCGGCTTTTGATAAAAAGAAGGCTGATTTACAAGCAATGTTTGATCTTGATCGTATTAACCTTCAAGTTGCACTAAGCCGAAAATTATCTTTAGAAGATGAAGCGCGTGTAAAGATATTGCAAAAATTGGCTGAAGGTACAGAAGCCGCAATTAATGAAGCACAAAGATATGCAGATGTATTAAAGGTAATTGAAGATGGTCAAATCACAACCGCAGAAGTTGAGATGTTGGCTAAAAAATGGGGAATGACTAACACTGAGGTTTTAATATACTTGCAATTATTATTTAAAGGCAATGCAGAATTAGAAAAAATGTTGGCATTGATGAAACAAGTAAATAATCAAAAAATTGCAACACAAGCACCTAATGTAAATCCATTTGCTGAAAATATAGCCCAAATGGAAAAGGCTACTAAAACTATTTTGGCTTTACAGGATAAAGTAAACACAACAAATAAAATTCAAGAAGGTGATTTACCTAGAGAAATGCCATCTCTATTTACATCAACAGGTGAACTGACTAGCCGAGGTAAAAGAGTATTGCCACCTGATATGTTAGCAATGGCAGATGGTGGCATTGTAAGTTCACCCACAATGGCTTTAATAGGTGAAGCCGGATCAGAAGCGGTAATACCATTAGATAAAATGGGTGGATTTGGTACAACTGTAAATGTTAATGTAGCAGGATCGGTTATATCAGAAGGCCAATTACAATCTGTAATTCAAGATGCTTTGTATAATTTAAACCGATCCGGTGCGGTAACTCAACTGGCTAACTTAGGAAGATAATGCCAGCCGCAATATTTAGCGCACAAATTGATTTTAGTAACGGCGCAAGTTTTGATCCAGCCTTAATATTAGATGATCCTGCAACACCACTTGATGTGGCAGTTTTGGGAACTGCGGCGGCTGATATTATTGATATAACGCCTTATGTAACTCAATGCTATATTCGCCGTGCATTTAACAGATCATCAGATTCTTTTACAGGTGGTACAGCACGCATTACTTTTGTTGATCAAACAGGTCAATTTAATCCGGCTAATACTGGATCAAGTTTATATGGCAAAATTAAACCAATGCGTAAAATTCGTTTTACGGCAGAATATTTAGGCGTAACATATAGTTTAGGTTCTTTTTATGTGCAAGAATGGAATTATCAAAGCCCCACCGGATTTGATCCAGCCTATGTAACTTTGGCCTGTGTAGATGGATTCCAATTATTAAACCTTACAACTATTACATCTGTTAGCGGTGGCACAGCCGGGCAAACTACGGCACAAAGAATTTCAAGTTTGTTAGATGCCGGAGATTGGCCGGGTGGTATGCGCGATATTTCAACTACTGCAACTACCACCGTACAAGCAGATGATGGTTCATCAAGATCATTATTATCATCCTGCCAGGTTGTAGAAGGCACAGATTTAGGGGCTTTTTGGATGGATCAAAGAGGGTATGCCAAATTTTTATCACGCAATGACATCATAGTTGCAGAAGGTGGCACGGTAACTAAATTTAGTGATGTACCAGGATCAGGTGATATTACCTATCAGGCAGTAGAGTTTGATATTTCAGACTATCAAATGATTAACAAGGTAACTGTAACGCCAAATGGGTTGAGTGGTCAGACCGCAAGCGATTCTGAAAGTATTGATGATTATTTTCAGCATAGCCGGGTTAGAAACGGCATCATGCAAACAGAATCAGATGCTTTAAATCAAGCAAAAATGATCATTGCATCAAGAAAAGAACAAGGCGTTAATATTCAATTGAATTCACTAACCGTTGATGCCTATGGTTCAAATGACCCTAGCCGGGTTATAGCCGCCTTAAACTTAGATATATTTGATCCAATAGAGGTAACTCAAACCTTGCCGGCGGGTAATGTGGTTACTGATTCCGTCATAGCCGGTTTAACTTATCAAATAACACCCAAATCTTTTATGGTTACTTTCAGTTGCGCTCAGCCTTTTGCCGTAGGTTTTTTGCTAGACTCTACCGTTGATGGAATTTTAGATGAAGATTCTTTGGCTTATTAGGAGAATATAAATGGCAACATTTTCGGTTGGTCAGGTTTTAACGGCGGCTCAGATGAACTCTATCGCCAATCTCAGCGTTAGAGCAGTTACGGCCACATCAGACACTTTAGTTGTAACTGATGCAGATAATAAACTTATTACATATTCAAACACTGGCACTACTACTATTACTATTCCACCTTATTCAACCGTAGCAATGACTACTGGATCAGTTGTGAACCTTATTAAAATTGGATCAGCCGGCACAATATCTATTGTGCAAGGTGCGGGTGTTACCCTTGCATCAGCCGGGGCAACATCTACTAACCCAACTATTACCGGACAATTTAAAGCGGCTAGTATAATTAAAGTAAGCACAGATTCTTGGTACTGTGTTGGTGGCATTGCGTAATGTCTTTAATTCTTGGCATACTTGCACAATCAGGGGGTGCGGCAGTTGCCGCATCATCTTACGAATCTATTGCAACAATTACTGGAAATACTAGTGGCACAATAACTTTTACAAGTATTCCACAAACATACAAACATTTACAATTAAGATGTATTCTTAGAACCGTTAATAGTTCTTATACTTTCCTTAACTATAATATTAGAGTTGGAAATGGTTCAATAGATACTGGAAGCAATTATACATATCATAGACTTTATGGTACTGGCTCAGGTTCGGGATCATCAGATGGTGGTGCAAATCAATCGGCAGGATTATTAGCAGCAACTAGTACTGGAAGTCCTGATTATTATTTTGCACCAACTATTTTAGATATTTTAGATTATTCAAGCACTAACAAATATAAAACTATGCGTTCCCTAGGTGGTTATGACTTAAATGGTTCAGGTGGTGTTTATTTTCAATCATTCCTTTGGATGAATAATAGTGGAATAGATACTATGCAATTTAATGTTGGTGGTGCTTCACCAGAAACTGTTGGTGCTTCACACTTTGCTTTATACGGAATTAAGGGAGTATAACAATGGCCGCAGGTTCAACATACACACCAATAGCGACTAACACTTTGGGGAGTAATACTGCAACAGTTACTTTTAATTCATTTAGCGGTTATACCGATTTAATGTTAATTGTAACTGGTAAAATTTCCACAGGTTTTGCTCTTTTAAGATTTAATTCTGATAGCGGTAATAATTATTCTAGAACATATCTAGGCGGAGATGGTTCGTCTGCATATTCATCAAGGAACTCCAATGTGAGTTCAAATTATATAAGTTTGGATAGTACAACTGTTGCAACTGCTATAAATCAAATAATGAATTATTCAAATGCTACAACTTACAAAACAGTTTTAGCAAGAGAATCAGCAACAGGTCAAGCACAGGCACAAATTTCTTTATGGAGAAATACTGCGGCAATCACCCAAATAGATATTACCGCTGGTAGTGCTGGTACTTTAACCGCAGGTTCAACCTTTACACTCTACGGAATACTGGCGGCATAATGGCAAATACATATACTTTAATTGCAAGTTCAACTGTTGGTAGTGGTGGTGTCGCTTCAATTACTTTTGGTAGTGGTGGAACACTTTCTCAAACTTATACCGATTTATTATTAGTTTTCTCTGTTAGGACTAATGCAGGTGGCAATGAAGAAAATATAAAGATAACATTTAATGGAGTAACTGGTTCATCTTATTCATCAAAATTACTTTATGGTAGCGGTACTGGTGCGGCATCTTATTCATCATCAACAACTTTAGAACATCAATACGCTAATGCGGCAGGTTCAACTAGCAATACATTTGCAAGTAATCAAATGTATATTCCAAATTATACTTCATCTAATTACAAATCAGTAAGCGTAGATTCGGTGACGGAAAACAATGCTACTGCTGAAAGCATGGGTCTTAGTGCTGGAATTTTCAACAATTCAAGTCCTATTACTGAATTAACAATTCAACCATTATCAGGTGCTAATTTAATTGTTCAATATAGTTCAGCGTATTTATACGGAATATCAAACTCATAAGGAGAAACAATGCCAACTAAACTAATAATCAACTGCGAAACTGGAGAGCAAACAGAGGTGGAATTAACCGCTGAGGAAATTGCTCAAAGAGAGGCAGACGCTAAGGCGTATGAGGCTGACAAAAAAGCCAAAGATGCCGAGTTAGCCGCACAGGCCAAAGTTAAGGCTGATGTATTAAAAAGGTTAGGGCTTACAGAAGATGAAGCCAAAGCCTTACTATCTTAATGATAGGTGATGGCAATTATTAGAGAACTCACTAGCCCAAATGGTTGGCCGGCTAGTGAGGATCGGCAAGCCATAGGTATCCAATCTTTTGTTATACCTGGTACTAAAACTAAGATTGCCTGTTCAAAAGCCGTTGCGCCTTTGTTAATAAATTTTTGTAAAGAATTTCATGAATCGGTTGAGCCAATAAATGAAGGCCAACTAGATGATTGGGGATACGCGTTTAGAATGACTAGATCATCTGATCGGGTATTAAGCAATCACGCATCCGGTACCGCCATAGACTTAAATGCAATTAAGCATCCTTTGGGCAAGTCAAATACATTTAATAAGGATCAGCGTAATACAATTAACCTACTGATAACTAAATATGGGTTGAACTGGGGCGGCAATTACAAGAAACGGAAAGATGATATGCATTTTGAAATTGCATTAACTCAACATGAGGTTGTAGAAAAAATCAAAGAGTTAGGATTAAAATGAAAATTACTACAAAACAAAAAGAAGTAATTAAGTCATATTTAAGAAGTGTTGCCTGCGCAACAGTTACAACCTTGTTGGCTTTGGTTGCAGATGTTAAACCTGAATATGCAATTTTGGCAGGTGCTTTGGTTGCACCTTTGATTCGCTATCTTGATCCTGCGGATGATAAATTTGGAATCAATAGTTAATGAGCGCAAACGATCAGATGGCATTAGTTGTATCTATTGTTACAATAATTGGATCATTTATTGCTTCTGTAAGATGGTTAGTTAAACACTATCTAAGTGAGTTAAAGCCTGATGGAAATGGTGGCCATAATTTAGAAGGCAGAGTTAAGCGCATAGAAGAAAAGTTAGACACGCTGTACCAAATCCTTATATCTAACAAGTAAATCAGCCCTATCCTCTACCCTATGGCCATGAAGATGTGTGTGGTTGTACCTAGTAGGGGTAGGCCTGAAAGCGCCGAAAGGTTAGCCCAGGCTTTTAAAGATACCGGGGCAGAAGCCGATCTATACATTGTTATAGATAATGATGATCCTAAATGGAATGAGTACGCCAAAAGTGAAAACTATAAAAAATTGCCTGCGGATAATAAAACAGGTGGTTGTGCTAAATCTCTTAATACCGGTGCGGTTATGCTTTTGGATATTACTAAGTATCCTTTATATGATTATTTTGTTTTCATGGGTGATGATCACTTTCCTAGAACCCAGGGCTGGGATAAAGCCTTTATTCAAGCGTTAAATTTAGATCAAGGCATTGCCTATGGTAATGATTTATTACAGGGTGAGAATTTACCAACCGCTTATGCGATGACCCGAAGTATTGTAAATGAACTTAGAGGTATGACATTTCCTGGATGCATACATTTATTTTTTGATAATTTTGTTAAAGAATTAGGCATTGATTTAAAATGTTTAAAATATTTACCTGATGTAATTATTGAGCATCTACACCCAGTTGCAGGTAAGGCTGAAATGGATGAAGGATATGAAAGAGTTAATCAACCCCTATGGTATGAACAAGATTTATTGACATTGC